TAGATATGAAGTATATATATTACCTCAAGCAAGACAAAAAATGGAAATGTATTGCGACCTATCAGAAGGAGAGATAGGATGGCTAGGATTTGTAGAAAAGTATGAAGGAGTAGGTTTTTTAATAACCGACTGTATATTACTTAAGCAAGAAGTTCATGCTACTACAACAGAAATAGACCCTATGGCTTTAATAGAGTTCTGGAATCAAACTCCACCAGAACAACAAAGTAAAATTAAAATATGGGGACACTCTCATGTTAATATGAGTACTACTCCATCTGGTCAAGACGATAGCCAAATGGAATATTTCAAAGATGGTAACAAATGGTTCATTAGACTTATTACAAATAAAAAGAGAGAATACCATATAGATATTTATGATTATGAAAATGGTTTAAAAGTTCACATGGACCAATCCGACTTAAAAACATACAATCCCGCAGAAAAAGAATTGCGTGACCAAATCAAAGCAGAGATTGACGAAAAAGTTAGTAAGAAAGAATACAAAAGTTATACTGCCCCAAAAAAAGACGACAAAGAAGACGAGGAAAAAGACACTAAAAAAAAGTTATTAGACAGTCTTCCTATGCTAAAAGACATCACAGTAAGACACGTAAGAGATTTTGAAGAGGTTCTTAGTGACCCTAACTATTGGCAATTTGCTGGGTATGCTCAATAAGAACTTCTGTAAAACTTAATGACTTGAAAATTACAACGATTTTATTATATAATATTTATATAAATAAAAAAGAAAGGAGTTTTTAAAAATGGATTTAAGTAGACATATAGAAATCTTTTCTCCTGATAATGTAAAACATCCTATTCATATTATAGGTGTAGGAGCAACAGGGTCATTTGTAGCTATGGAATTGGCTAGAATGGGATGCCCAGTATTAAACATTTATGATTTTGATGATGTTGAACCTCATAATATTCCCAATCAGTATTACGATACAGACGATTTAGGGAAATTAAAGGTTGACGCATTAGAAGAAAAGTTAAAAAAGATTAATCCTAACATAGTAGTAAACAAATTTGGTTTACCAGTAGCCCCAATTGAGGATGAAGAACACAAAGGAATAGACAAAATGTCTGGGTATGTTTTTATGCTAGTTGATAGCATGAAAGTACGCAGAGAATTGTGGGAGGCTGTTAAAATAAATAAGAATATTCTCCATGTTTGGGAAAGTCGTTTAGGCTCAGACCAAGCTAGAGTTTATTCATTAGATATGGCGGTCAAGGATTTCAGTAAATATGAAGCAGATTTCTATGAAGACGATAACGCTGAAGTATCAGCTTGTGGAACTTCAATCACAGTATTACCTATAGTTTTACAAACTGCATCTTTAATGATAGTCCAATTCATAGATTTAGTCATGGACCGTATCGGAACTTATTACTTCAAAACTATATTTGATAATCATTATAATAAATACGAGGAAAGTTTTGAAGAACCTGAAGTATTAAATGAAGTTCCTGTTGCAACGCAAGAAGATATATTCTAAAATTAAAATTGCAAAAACTTACAAAAATACTTCACAAATACATATATAATTTGATATAATATATATGTAAATGATAAAAGAATAATCATTTAAGAAAGGAAGGAAATATTCATATGGATAACATTTATTCAGTAATTATCACAAAAGTACCAGGAGGAGCTAACCCAGTAATCAGTCACGGAACTGAAACTGTTGCAGAGTTATTTGCTGCTGCATTTAATGGAGAAAGCGTTAACGGTTATCAAATAACTGTTAATGGACAAGCTAGAGAAGCTACTTATGTTCCTAGAAGTGGTGAAAACATCACTGTTGCTAAAATGATTAAAGGTAACTAATCTTTAATCATACTCTTGGGGAAGGGGGATAATATATCCCCCCGCACTATAAGAGCAAGAACTATATTCTTTTGGAGCGACCACAATTAAAATACCCAATTATATTGACTTCAAAAGGAATATAAGAGTTTTTGTCACGAAGGAGGATAGTATGATGGTCTTGTTAGAAAGACCGTCGCTCCATTCTTTTAATATAGTACCTGAAGGACGTCAATAAAAGGCGTCCTTCTTTTTTTGTTTATAATCCTTTTTAATAAAATTAGCTGGCGTATAACAATAAAAATCTTTTTTTAATATAATTATATTTAAAAAATAAAAAAAGCAGAATACGCCTGTTAAATGTGCTTTTAAAAACCAAATTAAGATTTTTAAAAAATTTAAAAATTTTAAAAAGTTAAACTTCACAAGAGGTTAGAAATATGATATAATGTTTTATATCAAGGAGGAAAACCATGAGTAAGAAAAAAGAAGAAGCGAATTATGCAGAGTTGGTAGAAGATATCAAAAAAGCTGTATCTGGATTAAGTGATATAATAGAAGCTAATCCTAAATTAAAAGACATTAACTTTGGATTGTTTTATCAACATGGACGTATAGGTTTTGTAGATTTGGATGCGTTTGCCAAATCAACAAAAGCAAAAATAAATGTAGACGGAGAAGAAAAAACTTTAGAAGAATTGACAAAAGATGTTGACAAAAATAATGAATAATGATATAATGTTTTTCGTATAGGAGGAAATATGGCAAAAGAAGAATTAAAACAAATGTTAAATAGGGTAACAATTCAAGGAACCCTAATGGATAATACCATTGAAGTAAGAGTAGATAACAAAGGACGTAAATATCTATCTGGTGAATTAGAAGTAATGACAGATAACGATTGTATTATCCCTGTATCAATATTCTCTTATGAATTAAAAAACACAGGAGAAAAAAGTGCTATTTATGATAGACTAGTAAAATTAATAGACTATCCATCAGCAAGAAGTGTTGGTGTTCAAAAAGCACCTAAGGTAGCTATTAGTAATGCTCAAGTAAGAGATAATAGTTTTTACTCTGAAAGAGATGGAAGAATAGTTAATAACTGGAGAGTAAGCGCATCTTTTGTAAGAGCTGCAGCCAGTGATGCTATTAATCAAAATAGTTTTGAAATACAAGGTGTTATTAGTTCTATTAAAGAAGTTATTGACAGAGAAGGTAACGCAACTGATACATATGACCTTAAACTTTTAAATGTTGATTATGGTAACAGAGTTAATGAGTTAACTTTTAGATTTGATGACCCAGCTGCTGTTAAATATATCAACAATAATTATAATGTAGGAGATTTGGTTACATTATGTGGTTTGGTTGTATACGAGCAAAAACAAAGAGTTGTAGAAAAAGAATTAGGTTTTGGTGACCCAATTAAGCAAACTTATACAAATACAGTTAGATTGTTAAGAATTACAGCAGGTACAGCACCTGTAGATTCAGAAGAAAGCGGATATAAGTTAAAAGATTTACAACAAATTGTAACTTCACAAAATAATAGCATTATGGAAAAATATAATGTAAAAGCACAAACAACAGCAGCTACAGCAAAAGCAGCTGGAGCAGATTTATTATTCTAGGAGGTATTTATAAATGGCATTAGATTTATTAAAAATAGAGCCTCATAAAGTCAAATCTGGCGTACAAGGAAAGATGTTCTTATTTTATGGAGGGCCAAAAACAGGAAAAACTGTTACGGCTTCTCAATTTGATAAGCCACTCCTTTTAGCCTTCGAGCCAGGATATAATTTAATTGAGGGGATAAACGCAGTAATGGTTACATCATGGGTTGATGTAAAAAACTATATTAAACAATTAAAAAACGAAGAAGTTAGAGAAAAGTATAACACAATTATAATTGACACAGTAGATTTAATGTGGGGATTATGTGAAAAGTTTATCAAGACACAAAAGGATATAGAAGACTTAACCGATTTAGGTTTTGGTAAAGGATATAGAGCAGTAAGAGATGAGTTCCAAGAAGCCATTAATGGTTTAGGACAAATGGGCTATACTTTAGTATTTATCTCTCACGCCGAAAAGAAAGACTATGTTGATAGTCTAGGAGTATCACATAGTGGTATAACTCCATCTTTAGATAAAAGACCTAAAGAAATTATTACTGGATTAGTTGATGTTATGTTATATGCATATGAAGAAAACAATGATGGCAATAATTTAAGTATGGCTTTATTAAGAGGTGGTACTTACGACAACACCGATATAGAAGCCGGTTCTCGTTATGGAGAAGGATTGCCAGTTAAAATACCTTTCAACTATGATGAATTAATTAAAGCAATCCAAAGTGCTGATGAGGCTATGTTGTCTAAGGGTATTAAAGTTTCTACCGATAACAAGACAGTATTAGAAGAAACTAAAGAAGTAGAACCTCCTAAAAAGAGAAGTTTCTCAGTAGTATATAAAGAGGTAACTACAACTATCAATAAATTAAAAGAAAGAATTAATAACGGCGAAGAAGATTTGGTTGACAAAATGACAGCCATAATCGAACAATACTTAGGAGCTGGAAAGAAAATAACTGAAGCTACACCTGCACAACAAGATTTAGTTGAAGCAGCATTAGCAGAATTAAAAGAACTATAAGATGGCAAATAAAAATATGGTAACTTGCAAATATTGTAAGCAACAATTTAATAAAGAGCATGACGCGTGGGTAAAAGTATCTACTCGTTATGCTCACGCATCTTGTCACGAAGCGGCACAAGAAGATGCAAAAAAATTACGCAAGTTGACCGACTTAATAAAAAGTTTATATGCCCCTTTAGAACCTGATTGGAAAATGATAGGTTCACAACTCCAAAGGTATAGAGATGAAGGTATGACATATGATGGAATGTATTATACACTAACATATTTTTTTATAATCAAAAAAAATGATATAAATAAAAGTAAAGGTGTTGGTATAATCCCATATGCATATGACAAAGCCAAAGCATATTATAAGAATGTTAATGACACTTATACAAAAACAGCTGAGGTTAATCAAAGAGATACAATAGATGTAGAACAAACTGAAAATATAGTAAACATAGTTCAAAAGAAACCTGATAAGAAACTTATTAGTTTTACTTATGAATAAAGAAAGGGGGAGGTTTATGTATAACTCTCATGCTATAGAAAAAGTTTTAACTGAGTTATATCTACGTAACGATTTAATAATATCAAACGAATACCCTCTAAGACTTGAAGATTTCGTAGAGAAAAAATATCAAGCAATATACACAGCTTTATATAATCTATATGTATTAGGGAATAGCGTTATTGATATAAAAGATATAGTTGCATATTTTAAAGAGCAACAAGGGATGTATGAAAAGTTTATTGAAGATGGTGGGATGGACGTCTTATATCAAATTTGTTCAGATGCTACCCCTACTAATTTTGAATATAACTATTCTATCGTTAAAAAACAAAGCCTATTAAGAGATTTAACAAAAATGGGGATTGATGTAAGTGATTTGTGTGATAAAGATTTATCTCCAGACCAATTTGAGAAACAAATGGCTAAGTTTAATGCCATGACGGTTGAGGATATATTTAAACACTACGAGTCAAAGATTAACAACTTACAAAACAAGTATCAGAACTTAATAGAAAAGAGCTGTATAAATGTTGGCGACGGAATAGAAGAATTATATAAAGAACTTCAGACCATTCCAGAAGTAGGTTTACCATTAGAGGGAGATATTTATAATACAGTAACCAGAGGAGCCCGTTTAAAGAAACTTTATATTGACTCCGGGTCTTCAGGAACTGGTAAGTCTCGTCGTATGGTAGGAAATGCGGCACATCTAGCCGTACCTATGTTTTATAATACGGAAACGGAAAAGTGGGAAAACACTAATATAGAAAATAAGGTGCTATATATTACAACAGAGCTAGAACATGCCGAAATCCAAACATTGGTTATGGCATATGTCTCTGGTATAAATGAAGATAAGATTTTAAACAACAAGTACACTACTGAAGAAAGAGAAAGAATGGAATTATGTATTCAATATCTTCAACAATATAATAATCTTATCATAGAGTTTTTACCCAACCCTAGTTTAGCAAGTGTGCAAACTATTATAAAGAAGCACGTTTTGCAAGATGATGTTAAGTATGTATTTTATGATTACATACATATAACAACCGGATTAACTGAAGGTAGAGATAAAAACACGAGAGATGATGTAATCTTAATGTTATTATCAGATACCTTAAAGAATTTGGCAAATGAATTAGATATACACATATCATCAGCCACACAGTTGAACGGTGAGTATGAAGAAAAGGAAGTCAAAAACCAAAACTTAATCCGTGGTTCTAAAGCGATAGCCGACAAGGCTGATATTGGAGCTATAACATTGCCACTTAACCCGGCAGAGGAAGAATTAGGACGAGCTCTAGCATTAAAACTAGGAACTTATATACCGAACTTCATTACGGATATTTATAAAAACCGTCGTGGTAAATGAACGGGCATTAGAATATGGCGATATATAGATTTGGGTACTTGTCGAACAAACGATTGTTTCATCACTGATAAGAAGAATGAACCAATAGATTTTAACAGCACAAGAGTTCAAGTGACTCAAGCCAGTAAGGTTGGCGGATTTGTTGTAACAGACCCAGCACCAGTTAAAAATGACGATTGAGATATAGGACAAGATATAAGAGTAGAGTAATATGGCAACCGGGGATATTTTAATTACAAAATTAAATACATCCGATGTTCTGCGTTTAATGGAACAACTAGGGGTACCAGAAACTCAGGTTAGATATGGGAATGATTGTTTAATCTTCCCAACAATCTGCCATAATGAATTAATAGCCAATCCATCTCATAAGTTATATTATTATGAGAGTAGTAAGAGATTTTATTGTTATACGAATTGTAAAGCAATGAGTATCTTTGAGGTAATTATCAACGCCTATAAAGCTAGGGGAACTAAAATAACATACTCTCATGCTTACATGATTTTAGACTCCATTATAGAGGATAGAACCAAACATGGGTTTGCCGTTATTGAAGCCCCTGCTGAACATCATACAAAAGCAATAACTGAAAATTGGGCTGACCAATTAACAGTATATAATCCTCATGTTTTGGAATGTTTTACACAACAACCAAAATATTTAGCCCCATGGTTAGAGGAAGGAATTGATTATGATGTGCTTAAAGAATTTGGTGTAAGATTTGATATGGTTAGAAATAGAATGGTCTTTCCTGTTATAGACCATTTGGGTAGATTGGTAGGTATAAAAGTAAGAAACTTTAACGAAAAAGATATAGAAGAACATAGAAAATATATGCCATTATGGCATAATAAAGAGCTGTACAATTATCCTAAGATGATGGTAGCTTACGGGTTCTATCAAAATAAAGCAATTATTAAAAAGTCTAAAGAGGTAATTGTATATGAGGCAGAAAAATCTGTCTTAAAACATGGCTCTTGTTTTACTCAAAATAAATCAGTAGCAATAGGTGGTAGTTCATTTAGCGAATACCATGCCCTTATATTAAAAGGTGCCGGTGTTACTAAAATTGTTCTAGCATTAGATAATGACTGGGACGAGAACGGAGATAAAACCTATGGCTTGAAAAAAATGATAAAAGAAGGGTACAAAATTTTAGATATGGGGTTCGAAGTAGAAATTATGTATGACTGAGATGGCGATTCATTGGGTGACAAGGATTCACCTATTGACCGTGGTCGACAAGTATATGCAAAACTTTATAGGGAAAGAAAAAATATCACAGAATTCCCTAGAGAAGAAATAAAGGAGGAAACCGGTGAAATACAGACTGAGAACGAAGAACTATAATGACGAAAATCCCGAATTAGCCTTAAATAACTTGTTGATGGATAGAGGTATAGAAAATCCAGCTGCATGATTGTATCCAACTGAGAAGGACGAATATAATCCCTTTATGCTTTCAAATATGAAAAAAGCAATAGATATATTAAATACTACTATTAAAAATCCAGAAGCCAGCATAATGGTTGTTGTAGATAGTGATTTAGATGGATATAGTAGTGGCGCAATTATTCTAAGCTTATTAAAGCTAATAAATAGAGGACAAGAAATAAATTATGTTCTACACCCTGGCAAAGAACATGGGATAGAACTTAAAGATATACCCGAATATACAGATTTGGTTATAGTGCCAGATGCTGGGAGCTCTCAAAAAGAAGAGCATGTAAAATTATTAGAAAGAGGGTCTAAAGTAATTATCTTAGACCACCATGAAATGGATGCTAATTATGACTATGGAAATTATAATGATAATATTGCAATAGTTAATAGTCAAATAGATTATCCAAATCCAGCCTTAAGTGGAGCTGGAGTAGCATTAAAATTTGCTCAAGGATATAGTCAAACTTATGGCGTTCCATTAAGCAAAAAATTCTATACACTAGCAGCATGCGGTATTATTGCTGATGTAATGGATTTATCCTCTTTGGAGAATAAAAGAATAGTAGACGAGGGGATAAAATATGCTAGCGAACATCCATTCATTATGGGGTTAATTAAAAAAGCACATTACAATATGGAGAATCCTACCCCTTGTATTAAAGATATAGGGTGGGTAATTGGACCAAACATAAATTCGATTATCCGTTTAGGGACAATGGACCAAAAGCATGTTGTGTTCAAGGCATTAGTAACTCCTGCTGATTTAATATTCAGTGGAAAGAAGGGGAGCGAAGACGAACAAGTCCCAGTGTTTGAAGAGGCCATTCGCTTATGCGACAATGCTAAGAAAAGACAAACTACCGCAATTAATAAAAGCATAAAAATAATAGAAAGCAATTTAAAAAATGATATGCATAATGCCATTGTTTATGTTGATGAAGACCAAGATTTAACTTTTGAATTATCTGGTTTAATTGCAAATAAATTATTAAGTCAAACAAACAAGCCGGTTATTTTATTAAGACGATACGTTGATGGTAAAGTAGACCAATATAGGGGTAGTGCCCGTGGCAAATCGGTTGAAGGTTTAGATAATTTAAAAGATACTATAAAAGATATTACTGGTGTAGAAATGGCAGAAGGTCATGCCTTCGCATTTGGA